AAAAGATACTCAACTATGGCTAACACATTGGTTATATAGCGTTGTATATCAGCTATGTTATTAGATATGTTTTCATAACCTTGTGTAGTAAGTGCATAATAGGGTCTAGATGGGGCTTTACCTTCTTTCACCAAAGCAAGATATTCTTCCATAATTTCGGGTGTTAAAACTTCAAATTTAACTTCTGCTAGTTGCAATTCAAGTGGTAAAGGTGGGTGAAACATTGGTGGAGGTTTAGATATTGTAACCACCTCAACAGGTTTTGCTTTTGGGAAAGATGCACAACTTGTAATTACTATTAAGCTAAGAATCGCTATCAGGATTTTCATTGAATTGATTTGGATTTGTCGTTTCAATTAACTTTTCAAAAACTTTCTTGGAAGCACTGTTGATTCTTCTTTCTATGAGTTTTGGTTTTATGAGGGCAAGATTATTCAAATCATGTCTGGCAAATTTGTTTCTGAGTTCACTCACTAATCTTTGTGCATCATTTTTTTGAGTTTCTATTTCTGTAAGCTGTTGATTGTGTCGTTCTTGGTTTGCTAGGTAAGTTTTGATTGATTCATTCTGTTCAGTAATTTTGTCTTCTAAAACTACTTGGTTAGCTTGTAAGATTGCATTTTCAGACAGCAAAGACCTGATGTACATTCCAGACCCAGTTATTGTAGCTAGAAGCATTGCTCCTAATATTAAGTTTATTTTCATGCTATTGTATAAACATTAAGAGGTAATTCTTTACCTTTGACCTTGATTCTAGCTTCTAAAGAGAGGTTGTGACAAGAATTAAATTCAGTATCCTCTCCAATCAATATCCCAACTCCTTGTTCTTTAGTTGCACTTTCAAGTCTTGCCGCTACATTCACAGGATCACCAATAGCGGTATAATCAAACCTTGAATCACTTCCCATGTTACCGATTATGGCTTCCCCTGTGTTAATGCCAATGCCTATTGCAACTGATGGTTTATTTTCTTTTTCAAGTTCAGCATTCAAAAATTCTATTTCATCACATATATCCAAAGCACATGAAATTGCACTATCCTCGTGATCTATCAAATCTAACGGTGCATTGAATATTGCCATCATTGCATCACCAATAAATTTATCTATCATCCCACCATGGGCCTGAACACATTTTGTTTGCACTGACAAAACTCGGTTCATTATTTCTGTAACTGCTTGTGGTTCTAGTTTTTCTGATAAAGCAGTAAAACCACGGAGGTCAGTAAATAAAAAAGTTGCATTACGTTTTTCACCACCTAACTTAAGCAGTTCGGGATTGTTTTGTAATTGTTTTACCTGTCTAGGGTCTAAGTAATGTTCAAACTGTTTTTTTATTTGTAAACGTAATTTGTATTGTTCTCTAAATCTTAAATAGAATGCAATCGTACCAACCAAGACACTTGCCATCAAAGTCCACGTCACATCAATCAACAAACCATTTTTGATTAACCAGATACCAGAAACCCCCGTAACCAGTCCTAAAATTAAGGAGGTACAAATACCCAAACTCACTCCAAAATGAGCTAATACGAGCCATATGGAGCTTGTAATAAGCAAAAATATAGCTATTTCAACCAATTTTGCGTAATTAGGTATATATGGACTGTTTTCTAACAAAAGTGATTCTGCTAAAGCAGTTTGTATTTTATGAGGTTCTAAGAGTCCTACAGGAGTAGCAACTTGAGGCATGATTCCTTTTGCTGTTGTTCCCACAAAAACAAATTTATTTTCCACATCCATTTCTTGCAAAGTCGTTTCTGCTGTTTTTACCCATGATATCCATTTCCTGCCCTGCAAATCCGTTTTAACAGGATTTAAACCTTTAATTGTTATTTCTTCTATGCCGGATTCTGAAGTTTTAATAATATATGTATTAGAACCAGTCAAAGCTTTAAGGACTTGAGTACCAAAACTTGCAATCCAACCGTCAGGTGTTTCATACAACAAAGGAATTCTACGAACCAAGTTATCTATTTCAGTTCTTGCAGTAGCTACACCTTCCAATGCTACAGAACGTAGAACTGGTATGTTTTGTATTACCCCATTTGATTTGATACCAGATGCTTCTGGACCTAATATCACTGTACCAGTAGGTTTTGGAAAAACGTTGCTGTTGTTTTCAAAAGAACTTATGACACTGGGACCATAAGATAGAGCACGTACAAATAAAGCATCTCCCTGCATTCTATCTTTATGTGGGAAACCAAAACCCCACCCAACACCTAAAGCACCGTTGTTCAGTAATTCTACCTGTATTTCAGCAAGTCTTTGACGGGGTAAAGGATATCCACCTTCAGCATCAATATCTGCATCAGATATATTCAAAATGACAAAATTATTAGATGGTTCTGGAACAGTAACAAAATAATCAAACGTATTCAGTTTGACTATTTCTAGAATGTTGATTTGAAAAAGTTGTGGTAATAATAATATTGATATTAAAACGCAACCTATCCATTTCATGACTGATTGATATTTATTGTAGAGTCTGAGCCACCGTTCACCTTGATAAGATTTGTAACTCCATCTTGTTCCATTAAAATAGTTGTACTTGAATCATCAGCAATATCAATTTGCAAACTGTTAGAAATGTTTCTTCTAAAACTAGCTTTAGCATCTTGCAAAATTGTTGTGATTTGTGTATCGCCATCTTGACCAAGCAAAGTTCCCACTATATTAGTTGCTTGTGCAACTTGACTTAGTTCATCAGTATCTTCAATAGCTAGTGCATCAAGTACATCTAACAAATCCTCTAAAAAATTTTGATTTAGATAATCAATATCTAACTCTGTAAATGCTAGTTCTGATTCATTGTCTAAAAAATCTTCTGCAAGAAAATCAAAGTCCAAATCAGCAAAATCTAAATAGTCCACAACCCTGCTTCTATCTTCATTAGATTCTATTGATTTATCTTCTTTCGGTGGGTTAATGATTAAATAATTATCAATCATACCTAGTGTCAAATCTAAAATCACTGGTTTAGATGGAGGGGCTACACTCAAACTTGCAACAGTAGATTGATAAGGTTTATTCAAGGTAACCTGTCCTGCTAATGTCGTAACTATTATTTCACCAGAAGCATCACCGTTTTCATCAGGTAATAGTATCAATAAACTTTTACCCAACTCATCAACTGTACAAGTAAAGTCTGTGCCACGTACTGCAATCTGAGCAGTTGGGGTTGTTAGTGTTATGTTTCTTTTATCTATCTTGGCAAGATTACCTGAGATAAATCTTGCAGTACCTTGTGCAAATTTAAGAGCCATTTTAGTTTTTGTAGGGTTTGGATCATAAATATATTCATCTATGACAAGAGCAGAATGTTCTGTGAGTCTGACCTGAGATTCATCAATGAAATCTATTGCAACTCTGCCGTTTGCAGTTCTGACATCATCATAACTTTGTACTTGAAAGTTTTGAAACAGATCATACTCATCATCTCTAATAAGTTTGGTGAAACCCGAAACTTCTTTTACAGAACCAATCTCAACAACTGGTACTGGTTCCGCCATCATTTTGGTTGATGCAGAAAGTACCGTTATTGCCATTGCTAAATACACGAAGCCAGTCATTGTCTAAAGTTGATTGTTGATTGATTGTAAAGTTTCTACTGTTACCAGTGTGATCAAGATAGAAGTAACCACCTTGATAACCGTTGGCATCAAAAGTTATTTGATTTGAGTTTCCATCCACATCCATGTAGTTAGTTGCTAAATCAACGTCTATATCAGAATCAATAATGTTTGAATCTCCTTGAATTATCCAATCTAAATCCAGTGTAGATGCCATTGAACTTAAAGCTTGATCTAATGACATATCGTTGGAATTACCTGTGACACGTATATCTAAATTAGAAGAATCTGCTCCGTAAGTATTAGTTGGGTCCACTTGTATATCAAAAATATTTGAATTACCGTCAAAGTTAAAAAAACCTGTGAAGGTATCAGAGGTGATATCACCCAAAAATTTGTTGGCATCTCCAATTTGGTTAATATCAATAGTCATAGAAACACCATCTAAATCTAATGCGGTCATAGTTCCTGCAACAGCATCAGCACCACCAATTATATTTCCAGCACCAAGTTGCTCTATATCAGCATTGAGAGTTGCCCCTGCTTGGTCTATTTGTGTTTCGTTATCAGCCGCGAATGTCAGGACAGACATCATCAACACAAGCATCAATTGTAATTTCATCATAGCTCCAAAATTTTTCCTTAAATCCCTTCTCTATGATTCTGAGAACTGCTTCTTCAATAGCAGATTGCAATGCAATAGTAACAGATTCATTTTCCACGTTTCCGTTCTCAATTTCAACTAATTCGGTCTTATTTTTTACAAAGCGGAATGCATCTTGATTCGTGCCAACGGATAAAATAGTTTTGGTTACGGTCTGTTCTAGCATAACTCTACCAGTCAAAACAGAAACCAATCTTAAACTTATAGTCACCGTGTCTTGTCGGTATTGACGAGTTGCACCTAAACCTAGAACCCTAGCACCCTGTCCACCAGTTCTAACATTGTTTTCATAAGAAACCACACCACCTTCAAAAATCATTCCTGCAAACAAAAGACTGCCTAACTTTTTATCATCTTCAAAGTTCTGCCTAGCACTACGTATTATTTGTCTTTCTTTCGTAAGATTTTCTAAACCTATTCTTTCTACCACAGTGAAAAACTGTCCATTACTTACTTCTTTGAGAATCTTAATTAACAAATTTGCAGGTCCTTGGGTGACAGCGGTACTGAAATCAGCATATTCACTGTTGCTTTTTCTTTGTCCAGTCAAATCAGTAAAACCCGTAGGATAAACTGCAACAATCAAATTTTCTTTAGGTGGGGATTGATTAATTATTTCTGGATTGACAATATCAGTGACGTAAGGATAGCGTGAAATTTCATAGTTTTCGGTTGCGTCATAATTAAGACTGGCACAACTAAAAAGTAAAACTGTTGAGAGGAAAAGCGATAGTTGTAATTTTACCTTCTGCATCTGTTATGGTCAGGGTGATAGTTTGGTCATCTGCTACATACTCAATAAGATTCCCTTCAAGTGTTATAGAACCTAGTTGTGAAGCATCTTCCCCAAAAAGATTTTCAACTAATTGTCTAGATAAGTTTGCATAAACACGTGATTCTAAATTACGTATAAATCTAGCGACTGTAGAATTAGCTTCATCTCTTTCTAATTCATCAATCAATGCTTGTTGTTCTTCTTCTATTTCTTTTAACCTAGAATTTTCTTGATTTTCAATTGTCAGATAATGTTGTGAAGTCCCAATGCCAGAAAAACTGGGTGATTTGAATTTATGTCTCATCTCATCAGCAAAGACTGATTGAAATGAACCGAACAAAAAAATTAAAAATATTGTTGCTAAACCAAAAACCATAAACCAATATTCAAACAATCTATCCATTTTTGTTTTTTTTCTTTTTTTCATTTTCTAAAACATTTTCTTCTTTTAATTCTAAAACGGTATTGACCTTCTGCTGTAATCGTATCATATCTTGATCAAGCAAACGTAATTGGTCAGTAAGTCTAATTATGGTTTTTTTCATGTCTTGTATAGACGGGTCAATAGTATTAGTGATTGTTTGCCAAACAAAATAAACAAAATATCCTAAACCCATAGTCATAACTACAGGGAAACCAAAATCAGCAATTAATTGAACAATATCCATTAGTCACGTCTTGCATCTATTTTTCCGTCTTCAACAAAGTTTTCTGCTCTAGCAATACGGTCTAAATCTGGTTTCAAATCCAATGCAGAAGAAACACTGGTATCAATCCTTATCATGTCATTATTCATAATAGAAGCACGTGTTATTAACATTTGCGTAATGCCTTGTATGGTCTTTATTTCTGCAACTAAACCATCCATAAGTTGTTTCATAACCAAAAAAATAAAGTATGCCATTATCAATGCCCCTGCAATCGGCACACCTAATTCAGCAACTAAGTTAAAGACTTCCATCAATTTTCACCCTTGAATTTCTTACTCTGTCCAGAAGTACCTGCATAAATACCAAAAACTGCCGCCATTGCACCTACTACTATAGACACCAATGCAGATTGTTCTAAATTTGGTTCAGGTAATGCCATGAACCAGATCACTACTTTGTAAAGCAGAATTATATAAACACTCACAAAAATTCTTGGAAATATGCGCCAAGCATCAATTGTTTTTGCAAGATGTACCCATTTTGCATAAGGATTCATTCCATCATTTTTTGGGTTAACGTCAATGTCTAACTCCAATCTTTTCTTGATAGTGCCTTCTTTTGAAACTATCGTATTATCAGTGATAACTTTTTCATCCATAATATATCTCCATTAAATTAATTTGGTTCTGTTGGCCATGTAACATCATCAAGATCAGCAAGGTTTGGATAGCTTGTAGGTAAATCTCTAAGTTGCTGTCTATATGTAACCCATTCTGCTTTCTTAGTATCTGACAATTGACAATCTGCTATCTGTGTCCAATCTGATTTGCTTAAAAGATTATCTCTATCAATTCTCAAAAGCATAAGACAGTGTGGGGTATCAGCTTCCCATTCTTTGGTCGTGTAATTAAATTTATGATACTGTGATGGTTTTGTTGCTTTAGCTTTCAAAGATCCACTTTCTACATAATGAGTATCACTGGTAATTTCACTGTTATCTACTTCTAGTGCGGCTTCGGTGCTAGTTTCTAAAACACTTATATCTAAAGCTGGGTTTGAACCCCAACGTATAATTGCCCCTGTAGATTTTAAATAAATAACAAAATATTTCATCGTTTTGCAAAAAAGTAAGTGCCAATAGAACCACTGGTTGATTGACTTGATCTATTAGGGTTAGCACGACAATCAAATTGTAAAGTATAACTTCCCGCACTGGTGACTGACTGTGACCAACTTGCACATATATTTATTAAAGGTGTAACACCCCCAGATGAATTTTGATAAAAGGTGGCAACTTGAGTTCCATTCACTTTGATATCAATATGACTTCCTCCTGTGTCCAAATGCACACTAAAGAATGTAAGCCATCCAACCAATTGTATTGTATTACCACCACTCACATCATCTGAACTCACCGTAAAAGTATGTGAGTTGGTTTGGGTTGTTGCTGTAGATGCAGATGTTTGGACAGTAGCGGGAACCGATACTGCCTGATTTGCTATTTTCAAAGTGGTTATATTTGCATCAATAATCTTAGCTGTGCTTATTGTCGTATCACCAATACGTGCCGCATTCAAAGTTCCTGTTGAAATATTTGCCGCACTCAAATTGGTCACACTTACATTACTTGCATTCAAAGTTCCTGTTTGTATGTTGCTCCCAGATATAACTGTTGCTCCATCTGTTAAATTAGATTTGAAAGCTATCGTATTGCTAAAGGTGGTATCTACATCTCCTGCTACAATATTTTTGAATGACCCATTGACACTACTGGTAAATGCTGAATGTACACCCGAATGATTGATTGCCCTCAACCAAAAATAATAAACCGTACCTGCTGAGAGTCCGTCATGTTTCCCAAAAAAGAAAAGAGACTTAGCATTTGGTTCACCATAAATTGTTTCTACTAAATCTGTGTCATCTGTTGGGGTATTGTTTGATGTTTTCCGATATATTTTAACGGCTCTCAAATCTGAATTGTTTGGATTCGTCCAAGATAAACCAATCAACAAAGGATTATCACTGGCAACTGAAACACTTGATGGGGCGCTTGGAGCGGTAGTTACAGCAGTTATAGTCAAATCACTTAAAGCCACTACACTTGAATAGACGTTATCAAAAGTGAAATGTCGCAATCTTATATTGTAAGTTTGTCCAACGGTCACATTAGGAATGACTGCAACTGCTTGAGACTTACCTATCAACAATGAACTATAGTTTGAATCACCACTTAGTTTGTATTGTACTTCTGTACCTTGTATTCCTATTTCTGTTGAGTTTGTCCACGTTACTGTAATATTTATTTTTGTGGTTGTTCCTTCTATGGTTGCAGTTTGTGACCTATTTGCACTAGACGGAGCAGGTACAGAATTATCCCCTGTATTTATGACTGACCCTTGGGAAATAGGTGTAGAGTATTCATTGGTAGCAAAGTCATAAACCGCAGATTCAATTTCTTTCAAATCTAATTTACAAGCAAGAATCTGGTTGTCGTCTGATTGTAAAATAGTAAAACTTACGGTTAGTACCTCAAACAGTTTGTTTGAAAAAGACATTCTTTCATTAGTTACCCTGACATAATCTTTTGCTTGTAACTGCATAAACTTTAAAGGTACGGTCAAAGATATAGAAGTTGTTTGACGGTTATGCAGTAAAGCAATCTTTTGCAATCGTTCTGCCATAGTATGTGTTGTGGTGAACGGTAATTTGAGTTCCATGGTTTTTACAAAGTTAGCGGAGGTTTCTCCACTTGGAGTATCCTGCGTCAAGAATGTGCTACTTTGTAGAACTGGTGCATCAGCAACAATAAAAGAATTAGAAGCATCTACGAAAGCAGATTTTACCGTATTGAATATTTCTCCTGTTGCTGTTTTCGTAGTTATAGATGGGTCTGCTAAGACATCATCATCTGTAATGGTGAGGGAAGGACTTTGGTTTGCCCCTGCAAACACGTTGAATTTACCATTTGCATAAGTCAAGCTACCTGCCATAGAACTTAGCAATGCTCCTAGTATATCTTCTCCATTGCCACTCATATCAGCAAAACCATTTGCTGTGTATCTAGTTTCAGTTGTACTGTTATCAGCAAGGGTCACAGTTTGATCACAAGTGTTTGCGGCTGAAGCAAAACCTCCTGCTGAGGTTGTATCATTTATTTCGTCTGAAGTAGCTTTCAATCCATAAGTAGTGTCTGAAATAAAATCTCGTATTATTAATGCAGGGTTTGACCTTTGTGCATCAGAATTTGCAATGGCTCCAGTTCTAGGATCAAACACATTCTTACCTTTGACAACGAAAGATACATTAGGTACTGAAGCTAAAAATTCTGGGTCATATACACACTGCATATACACGTAAGCAACATCTTTAAACACGTGTGTATTAGGTACAGAGGTTGTGCCAAGTTGTGCTTGTGCAAAGGCATTTACTGAAGTTTGTGAACCATCATTAAAAGTAAACCTAATTAATCTGCCACTGCCAAAGTTCTGTTCATTTTCTGTGTTAGTGAAATTATTATGTGTAACCGTATTAACGGTTGTACTGTTTATGGTAGAAGCTGAGGTATCAGAACCAAGAGTTAAGGTTGTGTCATTCACGATAACTTTTTCCAAACTATTAATAGTGTGTCCTGCTACAGCAATAAATAAGTGTAAAACATCATTAGTTGTACCAGTGGTTTCTATATGAGTTATGGTTCCACCAACTCTACATTCACCATATATAATTTTACGTGGAGCATTTGCTGACCTTGATGAAACTTTAGTGCCAAAGTTTTGATTGGTAGCAGATGGTATTGAGGGAGCCATCATAATTTGTAAACCTGTAGTAACAAATGCCATCGTTGCGCTGAATGCAATGAAGGCACTTGCACCTGTTAAACCTAAAGCTTGGAAACCTGTAATAAAAGGCGCTCCTGCTCCCATAGAAAGCACAACTATGCCACCAAGAATTGCACCTACTACTGCGGCCTTGATTGCATCAGACATTCAACCTCCAAACTTTTTTTGCTCTTGAATTCTCTCGGTAAGTAATGCCTTCTTCTGAAACACAAGCAATAAGATTGCCTGTACATATACCTATCAGTTCTTCATTGTCATTCAGGTGGTCTTCCAATAAAACAATATCTCCTGCTGTTATAAAATTCTTTTCTATGGTTTTGATATCAGATTGTTTTGCATATTTGGAGGTAACCTTGTTTAAAGTTCTGCCATTTTTAGCAATAAATTTGTAAGCTTCTTTTTTGTTTTGCCATTGAATCTTCATCATGGTTTTACCTGTCATGGCTTTGATTCCTTCTACAGCAAAAATACAACAATCCCATTTACCCCATGCAAAAGGTCGTTCTGTATTATTATTTATAAAATTGAATAAATGGGTTTCCCACTGTGGTAGTTTTTTCATTTAAAACCCTGATTCATTGACCCCTAAAGAATCATCATCATGTGCTAAGACACCTTCTTCTTTCACTGATTTTCTGCCCCAAACTATTTCTTTGTCCATCATTTGCATAACTCTGTTGAAAGAAGTATCAGTAGAGCTGATAAATTTTTGAGATTCACTTGTATAACGTAATTTACTGGGTCTGCGCATATCAATAAGTCTATTTTCAGCATTGATTACGATAGTAGATGCGGTGCTTGAATCATTAATGTTCATTGAAATCATTCGGCCTGTAAACATATTCATAACTCCTTTCACTTCATTTGAACCACCATCTAAAAAACCTACTAAAATAATAATTTTACGGTTCTGGTAATTCTCGGTAAGGGCTAGGTTTAGCACTGTAGCATCCATGCCTGATATAGTTATTGATACTCCATTACTGGAAAGTTCTGCTGATTCTTTAATATCTCCAACTTGTATTAAAGACCCTGCGCCAATATAAGTTTCTCCTTCAATAGTAGCATCTTCATTGCCTGACCAAACACGCACATTTCCTGAATCAAAAAAACCTTTGACGGCAAGAAATGGATAAGTTAAATCTTCTGCTAAAGCAGTAACTATAGAAGTGTCAATGCCTTGCCTAGTAGCCATTAGAGAGACTCCATACAAGAAAAGGATATTCTATAAATACTATTACGGTCTGCTGACCATGATATTTCATTACTTTGTAATCTGAACAAACCTTTTGGACTAGCAAACTTCACTAAAGTGTTATCTGCTAAATCTGATCGTAGTTTAGGTTCTATGCCCACAGCAAATTCATTTGGCGATCCAGATGTTTCGGTAGCTGTTTCAGTAACTAATACCAATTGCACAGGTTGGTTTGTTGTAGCTGTACCTGACAGTATGCCAAGATAATCACCCACGACTATAGAACCTGCGGCGGAATTACTGGTGGCTTGTAAAGAAAGCCCCTGTGCCCCTTTTATGTTCTGTTGAACTTTACACCCACTGGTACTACTTTCTGCGGTTAGAAGGCTATCTACGACCACTACAGTGGCACTTGTTTTAGTGGTTATCTTATGAGTACCATTGTTGGGTTCGTTTCCTGCACCTGTCACTACAAAATAATCTCCAACTCTGGCATTGGTAAAAACTGAATCACTGGAAGTTATGGTACTGCCACTAAAAGTCAAAGTTGTACTGGTATCGGAAATACGTGCATTAGCTTTCAAATCATCAGCATCATAAGTTCCTGTGTTAGTTAAAGCATCTGGGTCTGTGAATTGAAATACATTGGTTGTTCCTTTCAACCTTGACAAAAAAGATTGCCAATTAACTGCTGTGGTTTTATTCATCGGTGGTAATGTCACCTGACACTGCCAAAAAACATTATCAAACTCTTGTGTTTTCTGTTGTCCAGTGAAAGGACTAATTGAGTTTCCGATAGTACGAACAAGAGAAAACTCACTAGAAAGAAAGTTTGGTGTGGTTGGCATTGTTATTTCTTTAGCCATTTCTACCTCTTATACCTTTTGAAAATGAACCACCTCGCATGGATGCATCTAAAACTGCGGCTTTTGAAACATCTGCTATCTGTGGCAACATTTTAGTTACTTCTGCTCTTACAGTTGGGACAACACCTGTAGCAAAACTTATGTTTTGATTCACTACTATCCCCCCACCTCCCATGTTAGAACGGGTATCAGCAGAATTCATTATTGTGCCGGGCGCATGAGGTACAAACAGTTCAGGTCCACGTTCTCCAACTAACATAGCATTACCAAAAGAAGCATTACCACCACTAGCCGCTGTTCTCACTGATGCACCTCCCTCAACGGGTGAAAGATTTGGGGTGGGTGATGGAGCACCGCTAAATGAAAACCCACTAAAAATACTACTTATCAAGGGTTGCACAATTGCTAAGTTTAAAAAGGTTGCAATAATTTCTGAAACTATGGCTTTGGTAAAATTCTTAAAAGACTCTAAAGCACTTTCACCTTCTAATAAATCATCTGCAAAATCTCTTGATAGACTTTGTCCTGCTTCTTTAACTACCGTGTCTAATTCTCCAAAAGCTTTACTTAGTTCATTTATTTCATTTTTGGTGTCACCTTTAGGTGGTTCAATTGTTCCCTCTCCACCTGTTTCTGTAGGAGTTTTTCCGGCTTTAAGTTCCTCTCTTCTTTTCTCTAAAAGAATAAGATTATCTAAAATTTTTAAATTTTCGCCACGCAGTCTTGCTATTTCTTCTAATTCAGTCAATATTGCTTCTTGGTTATTTCTTGTATCTAAACCAAAAAACTCTTGTGTACTTTTCATCATTTGAGAAAAACTAACACCAAATTCTTTTATACCTATATTTGCTTGGTTTATCCTATAAAAAAGTTCAAGAAAAAACTTATTGGCTCCGCCTATAAAACCAGAGAGCAAATCAAAA